TACTATTGTCTGCTGTGGTTGATGAGTGGCCAGTGGCTTCACCAACTCCTTTTCTATAAATATCACCAGTACTGGTGATGTTCAAGAGCTGGTGTTCAATTTGGTCATAACCAACATCAATAAGAGCAGCAATCCTCTGATAATCTTTATGGTGCTCAAAACCCTTTTTACGGACAGCCTTAATCAGATCGATAACTTTCCCGGTGACAGTGGAATCAAAAGCAGTCATGTCTCCAGCAAAGTGATGTTGACACCTTGCATGCCGTTCATAGAGATCAGCCATCCAGTAACCATTTATTGGCATTCCCACTTTAGTGGGTGTTTTCTCCCATGAAAACCTGTGGTTTGGTTCATAGTTCCACACAGTGGTAGCAATATAATGGACTAATGGAGATCCAATGACAGTGCGGACTTTGTCATCAAGCCATTTCTTTGGGGGTAATGCTTCCCCTTTCACACTAACAGCAGCAACAGGAGTGATTAAATTGGCCCACTCAAAAGTGTCTCTCCAGAGCCGTTTAAATTTTCCGAAGCCAATAGACCTTATGAAGTCACGCCTCTTATGTTTTGCCTTAGAACCAGGCTTTCTCATGAAAGCGCCTAAACCATACTTCTTCTCCCACTTGTGAATAATCCATGAAAAAGGAGTCAACCTGGAGTTTTCAAAAGTTGTGCGTAAAATGTACCAAACATCATCTAGTTCCAAATCAGGATAGTCAAATCGTGGTGACCTGAAATACCTAGATGTGGCCTCCAATTCATTTTCAATAGATGCATATTCCTCAGTTCTTCGGTACTTGAGAGCACCAACTCTTAAAGAATCTAAGAGGTGGTCAGTATAGGTTTTAAGGTTGTGAATTCCTTGCTCCCAATCGGTGCCACAAAGGACCCACTCTTTAAACTTACTATTAAGAGCAAAATCAGATGGCTCGTTCTTGATATTAACATTAATGGGCCACCCAAGATCAGACATGATCTTCATGGACTCCTCTACATCAAGACGAGAATAGCCAGCCATTCCTCGCAAATAGTGAGGCAATGATAAATCATTCAAGAAAATGGTGGCTCGCATCATAGCTATTTTAAAAATGCTAGAAAAAGGCTTGCCTTGTGGTATTCCAAATTGCTGCCTAACAACAGGAGTAAATTTTCTGGATGTATAAACGGAATCCAAATAAAGAACGGTCAGGGCAACAAGAAAATGAGTGATTCTCCATTTAATCCAAACATATAATTGTTTGGAGCCAAGCAGATTCACAACACTAAAACACAACTTTAAAGACAACAAAAACATTTCTGGAGAGGAAAAGAGCACGAAACATAAAAGCAAAAGACATGCCTTTAGAAACCGTGTCGTAAACCTAAAACCAACTGAACTGACCCAACTTAACTTGCAAAGATATACAAACACCAAAGCAAATGTTGGGTCAAATTGTGTCAAGAAAATTTTGGCCACAATGCCCACCATTCTGGACCATGCTATGGACATTAATGACTGCATGTCTAAGTCATCCCCAAAACCCTCATCTTTAATCTTAAAGAATGAGAGAAAATAAATTGAAAGTATTGGAGACAAATAATCAACTCCAATAGAGACAATGCGTTTGCCTAAAAGACCCTCTGAGGAATCGTTCGGGTACCACAAAGCATCAGCTTCCCCCACTTGCTCAATGAGGGCAATTTCTGCCTTCAAAAATCTTTTAAGCCTCGCTTGAAATACCAATAATAAAATTGGTGAAAACAACAAAAGCATAATAGATTCAAGAATTCCAAAACCCACTAAAAACAATAATGTGGAAACTAAAAAGTAAGGTAATAAAATTACCACAATACACCCAATAAAGTAAAAACTCAAAACATTCAAAAAGACCATACCTCTTAAAAGAGGCAAAGGTATAATGTTATAAACAAAAGTCTCCATTTGACGACCTGGCAATGAAACCAGGTTTCGCTGATTTTCTTAATCATGTCAAATACAGCAGTAGGTGAGAAATCACCCGAGCAGCCAATAGAC